GTGCGATATCCTTAAGTCGCGCGTGCTGTTAAACCGCGTGTAACACGCCTATGCGCGTAGCAAGACCCGTGCCAACCGACCCCCAAGGGGGTATACCGCGCGCCCTTATCGGAGGGCACCCCCTCGCAACAGCATATCAAAATTTGGTCGTGAGCCCGCGATGCACGCTACCGCGTATAACCGCTTTAACATGCACCGCTGACCCGCTTAAAACTTCTTGTCCGCTTCGGCAAGCCATTCCCTAATAGCACGCTTATCATCGTTACAAGCCCTAAGAGCCTGCTTTTGACCATTAGCGTACTCCACTAACGCACCGTTCGTACTCCCGAGTAATTCCGGGGCAACACACGGGCGCAGGTACTCGGCGGGAGGCCGGAGGACCACGGTCGAAGTCGCGCACCCTGACACCGCCATAGCGGCACAGAGAAGCCCGCTGAGAGCCATCTTCCTCATTCCCGTAGTGCCTTTAGGACATCGGGAGGAACCTCCTCAGCGGCCCATTCTGGAGCCCCCTTGAGCGCCTTCTCGACCGCCATATCCTCCCGGGCCTCAACCCGCTGACGGGCGACGACCCGCTTCTCGACCTTCTTGGCCACCCGGGTGTCAATCCGGGATGCCGTTTCGTAGCTCTCCAGAGCCTCCTGAGCGGCCTTCCCGCGCTGGAGGGATACAACCCCCCAGACGACCAAGATCGCCGCCAGCAAGGCTCCTAGAGCCGCCAATTTGACCTTCATTCCGCTCGTCACTGCGTGACCAACTCCTTCAATGCCAGACGGCCTGCCCGGTCATGAGCCTCAGGAGCCATAAACAGCGCCTGCTCCTTCAATCTCCGGTTCGTTAGCCCTCTAAGCACGACCTTTCGGCCATCAATCGTTACCTTATTCCACTTAGGGAACTCGTTTGCAGCCCCAGCCCAATCGCCGGCATTAATTTTGCGGCTCAATGTGCTGTTGCAATAGTTCCTAACCCCGATGTTGAAGGCCAGAGAGACGACAGCGTCAAACTGGTTCTGGTTCAAGGGTCTTTTCGTACAGCTAAGCACACCTGCTGCATGACGCCGCACGTCCTTATCGAACAGAGCATCACATTGAGCCTGTGTGGCTCGCTGCCTAGGGCCTACCTCCGGGCCAGTATGCCCATAGCAGATAGTCCAGATACCGGCACTGTCCTGATACGACGTATACGACACGCCTTCGGACTGCTTAATCAGCAGGGCACCCGTATAACCCAGCGCAGTAGCCGCTGCTACGCCGCCTACAATGAGGCGACCAGCCTTATAGAAATCCATTCGCCTCTCCTAGCGTTAAGTCCATACTCTTCCGCCCGGTCCTCGACAGGCAGCAGCGGGTTTACCCTTAGTCCCATGGCACTTAAATGCCGCAGGCTTATTGTCAGGGTTATAACCCCAAGGTCGCTGACCCGTGCTACTCTCGGCTGTAGAGTTTTCTACAAGCCCGGAGGGCGCGTATACTGGACGAGCTACGCAGGAGAGGAGCCCCATCGCTAGGATGAGGCTCACCCCTTTAATCATCGGTCAGCAGCCGTCGCACCGAGAGCCGTGATGCTCCCGGAAGTGTACGCCGAAAGCCTAAGCCTAAACCTAGAAGCTAGGTTGGAATTAACCAGCCATGCACCAACAGCGGTAACTGACGACACAGCCGCGCCACCACCCGTAGGAACTCCCGAGAGAGCAAACCAGTTAGTCCCGTCGATAGTACCCTCGAAGACAAGGGTACCACCGCCGCCGATAGACGTTACGTGAACGAGCACTCCGTTCCTGTCACCCACATCCAGAGAGAACATGTTTCCAAGAGAGGTACGGGTGACAGCCGGAATTGGCGTTGCGAACTGCATTACGTGTCAGTCTCGTTAGTGACCGGCGTAGCCATCTTGAAGGGCGTAACAGCCGCCGCGCAGGCGAGGAAGAACGCTTCAAGTTCGTCGGCAGACGGGTGCCTGCCAGCCACACCGGCACCACCCGTGTAAGACGGGGCAGAGGTTTCAATGTAGCTAATCGCTTTGGCCGCGATCCGGCGCAGGTGATGCCCCTGTCCACCGATGTTCGGGGAAGGGAGAGAAAACGCTTGCATACCTGTTATCTCCTATATTTGTCAAAGAGGGAACCACCACGGCGACCCGGAGGGTCATAACGTCTGTGGCCTAATGGGTCTTTCAAAGCCTCAGCTAGCTCACGAGCCCGTGCTTGTTCGACGGCGCGTTGCTGGTCGATAGCAAGCTGAGCGACCCAATGTCGGACAGCCCCTTCAAGGGCGTCCAGTCGGTCATCATGGATCAGCGCGTTGCGTTCGCGCGTGATCTTAGACATCTGATGGAACACGCTGTAGAGAGCGCGCTTAGACATCTCATGCCTGTCACAGCACTCGCGGTCCATATCCACAATGTCTTGGTTTACGATTAGCGACCCACGAGCGATGACCGGCTCTAGGGTTTCGATAATGCGTAGTTCTTTCTGTCCTGTAACCATGTCGTCTTCGACGGCGGTTGTAGGATGCTGTTTCCTAAGGATCGGAAGCCACACTTCACGGAACGCACCGTAACCCATGTTCTTCTCGATCTTTACAACATTGACTTTCCAGTCAGCAGCGACCTTAGCCAGTCGCTCCAAAACTTCGACAGAGTACCCTCCCGGAAGACCCCCCGATGCAAGCCAGTACACGTTCCCGTTAAGGAAGCCTGTAACAGCATACCCGGTCTCGTCGGCGTTCTTTCCGCCGCCCGCAGGGTCAACATACATGCAGATACCTTGAAGCTTAGCCACGTCGTTTGGCTCATCGGAGCTTCCGACGTGCGGGGTGGCCATCTTAAATGTGACGGTCCCCACGCTATATGCTTTAAGGTTGCCTTCGGTCATCCCCCGGATAACCTTAAGCGGGAAGTACTCTGTCTTACCTAGGGGCATGACAACGAGTTGCTCCACTTTGAGCGGGAACCGCGCGGCGTCCGCCAGCTTCGTATTCAGCATGTGCTGGAGTTGGAAGTAGGTAGGGCCTTGGTCTAGCTCTTTCTTCTGGAGGATTTCCTCGCTCATGTAACCGGGGTCAATAGGCTGACCCTGATCCCCTAGCATCCCGCCACGAAATGCGAGAGCCGGATTTGCCTTTATAGCCCGAGAGATGAACGGAGCAAGCATGTCTCCGTAGTTCTCGATTTGCTCCGGGCTTGGAAACCGGCCCGGCCAGATACGGACGGTAAAGCCCCGTGCCGGCAATGTGTTGTAAATGCTCTCTTGGGACTGAGGCGTCCCGAGATACACAATGCGGCCCGTGGCGCAGATAGACGTGAAGTCCCTCGTAAGGTCCAGCAGGAGTTCCCGCATGTTCGCTGTACGAGAATTTTTCGTACTCTCGATATCGTCTGCGATAAGGAGGTCAGCCCGCTTACCTTGGAGGTTGCCGGTAATACCGACGCAGGCCACGCTAGGAGACTTGTCCACACCCTTGAGGCTGTAATGCACGTCGAACGCTTCAACGCTCGTCCTGTCCCCGTTAGTCGGATCAGGGTGCAGACATTCCAAGCCTTCCATAGTCATGATGAGGCGAACGATCAGTGTGGAGATTTCATTCGCTTGTGTGCCGCCTGCCGAGAGGATTAGCACTCGGGAACGCGGCTCGTGAATGAGCGTCCACACTGCGAACGCCGCAGTGATCGTGGTCTTAGCTTGGCCCCGCTGGGCTTGGATCATTGAGTACTGTGGCCCGTGAGCCAAGAAGTTCCCAATGTCGAATTGCACCGGGCTCGTAGGGAACCCAAGGTGCGCCATCGCGTCTTCTAGGAATGTGTCGAAGCTTCGGTACTCTTGCTGTAGAAGCTCAAGTTGCTTCCAACGCTTGAGAGCAGCTTCGGCGCTCTCCCGGCTAGCCATTAGTTAGGCAGGCCCGTTAGGAAGCTCATATCTTCGGAAGCATACACAACGTCTGACTTCCGGAGTTCGCGGGCCTTAGCCCTAGCTTCCATCTTTGCTTTGAGTTCTCCCATAGCGTTATCTTCGCTGGGAGCACAGGTGATGTTGTTGTCCTTTAGGAACTTAGCCGCGACTTGAAGGATAGCAGCAGAAGGGGGAATTTTGATTACCCTGACCTCTCCGGTTTCCTCGTCGATCTCTCCCGGCAGTTCCTGCCCATTGAGGGCCTCTGACAGTACGTGAGCGACTTTCTCGTGAAGGTCACTCAGCTTGCCTTCATTAGCAGCCATATCTTTACTTCTTCTGTTTTACTCTGCTGTAGATAAACCACCCGATTTGAAGGATGGTATACACAGCAACGAGGACCTGCACGATATCTGCGATAGGCAGACCAAACAGGGTCAGCCCGCTCGTAGCAAGCGCTGGGCCAGCACGAACGGCGTACTCGCCCAACTCGTTGTTCATTGTTCTTGTACTCATGTTATACAGGGTTTAACGATGTGGAACCAAACTTGTAGCTAAGCGGGCTAAGGGTGTTTCCCGCACTAAGGCTGGGCTTAAGAATATTAGTGATGGACACGTCGCTTAAAGTCAAAGCTTGGTTGGTGACAGTTATGTTTATAGCACCGTAGGTTATGCCGGCAGTTTTTCCTGCTCCTGCCCAATCAATCGGAATTTTACCCAATAGGACATTAGAACTGCCCATTCCAGAAAAGTGGATAAACTCTTTGGATAGTGCCATGTCTTTGGGAGCGAGAGAACTTCCTATAAAAGTCTTACTCCACAGCAAGCCGCCACTTTCCGACAGCTTGACCAAAGTAATCCCGTTACCCATATCCCCGAGTACGTATACTGACCCGACGGGATCAACGACAACGGAGGCCAGAAACCCACTACCCAAGCTTTTAGCCCACTTGAGTGTTCCTGAGGAGCTTAGGCATAAAACGGCGTTATCCCAAATGCCGAAGTTCTGGCCGACAATGAATACGTCTCCGTTAGGACTTAATGCAATAGCGCTAGAACGAAACGGATTGTCCGTTGGGTCATATATCCCGTTTATTCTTTTTTGGAATAGTACATTGCCGGCAGGGTCTAACTTAACTACTATGCTTCGACCCTCGGTTGAAATAGCGTACGAGTTACCCTGACTATCAACACATACACCACCAAAATTTTGGGGGTGCTGTGAACTAGAGTACTCAAATCCCCGCACCCACTGGACACCGCTGGACTGCGATACTTTGATTACAGAGGCCCTAGTATACGGGCTGTCAAAGTCGATGTACTCAGCAGCGTAAAAAGAAATGTCCTCTGAATAGTAGGCACTATTGAAGACACGAACCAGCCCACCTCCTAAGTCCCAAGGCTTGTCCTGCACTCTTATTGAGGTCTGTCTGGCTATAGACCCGTAAGAGTTAAGTCGGACGAAGGTAGTCCTTATTGGGTCGGCGGCTGACCAAGGGTTAGGCAAAATTACCAAAGGCAACTCAATGTCACCGCTACCGTACAACACTGGCTTTGGGGCGTAATAACCGTTTGCATTGCAGTAAGTGGAATAAACCACTTCACCGAAACGATCTACCTTAGTGGTAATTACCTCTCTGGAGTTAACAGGATACAAGTCCGATACTACCGAAAGGTAGGTCTCACCAGCAGGTGTTACGGCGAGCTTTGCGTCTGTGAACTGCCCGCCATCTTTACGGAATAAAGAGAGCCAGCTTTCAGGCCCGGCTGAGCTTCCTAGACTAAATCTTCCAGACAGGCTCTCGCCGGGCCGTACTAATTTTTGCTTTGGAAACACCAGCGATTGCGGAGGCATTCCCAGCAGGGCCATTAGTAGCTGGCCCCTTGGGCGTCCGCGACGAAGCTGGCTACGCCTGCCGCGCCAAGCACAAGCTGGTCGCCGGAGTTAAGAAACAGCGGGTTGTTTTCAGAGAACCCAAAATCCACTGGCTCAAGCTTAGCAGCGCCGAGAGAAACTACCGGCAGAACGACGGAGTTAATCGGGAAGAAGGAGGCACCAACTTTACGCCAAAGATCAACCCGCACCGCCGTAGCGTTCGCTTGGAAAGGCGTAAGCTTAAGAGAAGTGATCCGGTCCCCGTCGAGAGAGCCGGTCGCCAGCGTAACCAGACCAGAGCCTGTAGGCGCAGTCAGTGTGCCGGTGTAAGCGGTGTTGTTATTCTGCGCAGTCCACGACTTAGGCGTCTGCGGCGTGATCGCGCTATTAGGCGTCTTAGCCATTGTTATTCCTTAGCGAAGCGCTATGCAAAGAAGGAAGCCTTCCATGCTTTTAGCGCGATTAGTTTCTATGTTGACCTTGTTAGTCGCATCCGCAGCAGCGGCGGTTTGGGCAGCAGTAGCCTTAGTCGTCGCGTCCGTAGCCGCCGTTGTAACAGCAGCGCTGAGATTTGCAGAAGTCGCGTATGAGCCCAAAGCAGACGTAACGTAGCTTTGCGTAGCAATAGCTGATCCGGCGATTTGTGTCCCTACAGGGAAGTTCTGACCGACTGTCCAGTTATTCGCCACGTTGCCCCGAAGGAACAAAGTGAAGTCCCCGTTGATCGTAGCCTGAGCAAACGTGATAGCTTGTTCAGAGTTAATCAGGGCTTGGTGCGCTTCGTTAGCAAACAGGTTAAGTCTGTCCACCATTTCAGCGGAAACGAAGACGGACTGTTTAGCGATGAAGTCAAGGTTTGTTTCGTTGATGATAGCTCCATCGAGGAAGTCCGCTACGGGCAAATCCTTTGGAGTATCACGATAGATTGTGAGAGTGTGGCCGTTAGGAACCGGAGGTGTAATAGTCACTTGGTTCGGGCCAACCCACGACAACACTTGCGTCGTGTTTACATCGGCAAGAGAAGTCGAGTATGCTTTGACGTGGTCACGTCGGATGTAGCCACCAGAAAAGTTTAAGTCCCACGTAGTCTTTACACCGTCGCCGGTGAACGTGTTAATGGAGAACTTAGCGCTAGTAGCCAGCATCGGGTCAAGAGACATGCTCTGTTCCTCCGATGTTAAGGTTGAACTCTGTGCCCGATGGTATCATTTCCAAAGGGC